GCCCATTCCGAATAATCCACCCGCTGTTCAATAGCTTTATCGCCTTCTTGAGCATTGCAATAATCGACATAGATAGCGACATGATTTGCCATTATTTCATCCACCACAAAACCCTCGACTTCTACACCTATATAGGCTTCAGGCGGTTTCCATGTCTGTAGGCACATTTCAGCTAGTGCGTGAGCGGCTGTACCCTCTGCGGCATAAAACGATTCTTCGTCAGGAAATGTTGCCTCTAATTGAACTGACGCTGGACAAGTCATCCATCGGTGCGCTTTTGATGCGCCTAAAATTGAATGTTTCATGGCTACCTCTTAATTGCAAATCCAACATTTAGTTGACACATTATGCGAATATGGATATATTGTCAACTAAAAGTTGGAAATTAACATAAAAGGTGAATATTTTGATTTATAAATCTAGTTATGCAGACCAAGTTAAAAATGCGATTGATGAAGTAGTCAAATCGGCTGGTATTAAAAGTTGCAGTGCGTTGGCAAGGCGACTTGATGTGTCGAAGCAAGCGTTAAGTAAGTGGCGCGTAACAGGGCTTGTTCCAGCGCACCGCGCGTTGCAAATGGAGTTAATGACAAACGGCAGTGTTGGCTGGAAAGACTTGTGCCCTGACATTGTTTCTGATTTTGAACGATGCCAACGAGAGGAAACAATTTATGAAAGTTCTCGCTAAGAAAGCATTTTATAAGGCTGTAGAAGTGGTGATGTTTTCACTGGTTAAAGTGTTGAATTGGTTGTCGGTGCGTTGCGCGACTTGTGAGATATGGGCAATAGCCAGACGAGCCAAACTATAAAAAAAAGCCACGGGCGAGGGATGAGGTGAATTAAAAAAACCGTTGAAGGGTGAGGGTAACAGTTATGTCATTTTTAAAAGAGTACGGACACAATCTTGTCGATCTTGGTTACGAAATTGTTCCCATAAAAAAGGGAAAAAAGTTTCCAACACTACAAGGTTGGCAAGACATAAGAGCAACAACCGATGATGTCGATAAGTGGTTAGCAAACGGACACGCAGATGGCGGTGTCGGTGTGCTTTGTCGTCAGACAGTGGCCGTTGACATTGATTGTCTCGACAAGTCGATTAATCACCGCCTACTACATTGGCTTGATGAAAACATTGGTATGTCGCCCATCAGAGTGGGGCAAAAGCCAAAGTGTATAGCTACTTTCCGTGTAGAGGGAGCATTTAAAAAGATAAAAAGCTGTGAGTATGAAGATGCAGATGGCAACCGCCACGCTGTTGAAATATTAGCAGACGGTCAGCAGTTTGTAGCTTTTGGTATTCACCCATCTACAAAGCAACCTTATCGCTGGGTGCGCAAAGACATCTCGCAAATTCCGCAGAACAAACTCCCTGTAATTTCTCAGGAACAGGCAGAGAAATTTGTCAGTTACTTTGAGCAGTTAGCCAATGAGCAAACGGGCTGGACTGTCGCTACTAAGGGTAGCCAATCTCAACTGGTCGATCTGGATGATCTGTCGATGTTTAAACAAAAGTTAGACATGACAGCAGAAGATGTACGCGCCTTAATTATGTCCCTTGATCCTGACTGCCACCACGATGAATGGGTGCGGGTAGGCATGGCGCTTCATCATCAGTTCGATGGTGCAGACGAAGGCTGGATGTTGTGGGATGAGTGGAGCAGTGAGGGTAGTAAGTACCGTGACGGTGAGTGTGAGCGCAGATACGGCACGTTCAGTGCGAAGGGTAGAGTACCGATAACACTAGCCAGCGTTAAAGCGATGGAGCGCGAAGCGGAGAGCATTGAAATAAAGGAAGAACAACTGCCTAAGATGTTGCGCGAATGGGCGTTCGTGCAGGTGGAGGGTAGTGCGCGTGTTGTGCGTGAGAACCTTAACAAGAATCAAATTGTCCTCTACAAGTTAGAGGATTTGAAGAAAGAACACATGAACTGTCGCGTTCTTAGCGATGGAGCGAAGCCCAAGCTGATAAACCTTGTCGATTTATGGTTGGAACATCCAAAGCGAAGAACCTTTGCGGCAGGGCTTACGTTTGCCCCTGACATGGAGGTGCTTGACCGCTATAACCTGTGGCGTGGCTGGTCGCAAGATGCGGTAGAGGGTGATGTGCAACCGTGGCTTGATTTCGTGACTAACGTCATTGCTGATGGCAGTGAGGCTAACGCCAACTACATCATCGCATGGGCGGCACAGATTATTCAAAAGCCCATGACGAAGGTTGGTGTGGGTCTGGTGCTAAGAGGCCGTAAGGGTACTGGCAAAACTAAGTTTGGTGAACTGCTAGGTGGATTGTTCAAGGCACACCATAAGATTGTGAGCCGTGCGGAACACGTTACGGGTAACTTCAATCGCCACCTTGAAGACACTTTGTTGTTGCAAGCTGATGAGGCGTATTGGGCAGGGGCTAAAGCCTCTGAAGGCGCATTAAAAGATTTACTGACTAACCCCGAAATAACCATTGAACGAAAGGGTGTCGATGCTTATACAGCACCAAACTATACGCGAGTGCTGTTTACATCCAACGAGGACTACGTTGTGCCAGCCTCCCTTGATGAGCGCAGATTCGCAGTGTTCGATGTCTCCACCTGTCATCAGCAAGACAGCCGTTATTTTGCGGCACTGGATAACTGGTATCACGCTGGGGGTGCATCGGCTTTGCTTTACTATCTGAGGAATTTTAATAGCGCAAACATCAACTTGCGATTAGTTCCGCAGACAGACGCACTGACTGACCAGAAACTAGAGGCTCTCGATACTGTTAATCAGTGGCTATTCAACTGTCTGATGAACGGTGAGTTCCGCGAAAACCGATTGGCGGGGAATGTTGTGGAATTTAATGAGGAAGCGGCAAAGAGTGAGATATACGACATCTATGTGTCGAGCCTCCGCAACAACAAGTTCGATGTGCCAGTGAAAGAGAACATATTCTGGCGAACACTCAGAGCCTATGGCGATATGTTTAAAGATGCTGGAAGGCGCGGCTCTGCTAAAGTCAGAACAATCAAAATAAATACCGTAGAGGCTTCGCGGTTTATGTTTGAAGCCACCAACAAACTCAACAACATACCGTGGGCGACTATGGATACAGGCGCAGATGTAGATCCATTCGACCCCGACAACTGGAGTGAGGATTAAAGTTATGAGTATTTTAGAAGTGCTATTAGCGGGTGCGGTAACAGCGGTGTATGGCGTGATGTTGTATGGATCGTATCTTATTGTTTGTGACAAGCAGAAAGAATGGGAGAGGCGCAATGGGAAAAGGTAGCAAGCAAAGACCAACAGACTACGCGCGTTTCAGTGAAAACTTTGATGCCATCTTCGGTGAGAAAGACACGGACATTGTTCACCCATTTACCTGTTGGGATTGTGGCGGCATCGATGAATCTGATGTCATTGAGGGTCAGATAATAGACCGCGAACCCCACGGTGATCAGACCGTTGATCGATATACGTACTATTACGAGTGCGCCCTGTGCGGTAGTGAGCATGTAGAAAGGAATGAGAACTTCCCTCAAGGCTGAACCCTCAATCGGCCTTTTAGCCCCTCCGAAGAGGGGCTTTTTTTGTCATTTAAGGCTGAGAGTAATTTTGCCGTACTCTGATCTAATCTTAATGGGTGTTGCGGGTGTGAAGCCGCATTCGGATAGCCACGCGCCACTGATATTGATATGGGGTGTGATTTTTGGTTCACGAAGTGGGTCTGCAACTGAATAGGTTACACCCTGTTGTACTACCGTTTTTTTGTTTTCTTCCATAAAGTTTCACCTTGTTTTTTTTCAAATGATTAAAAAGACAACCTAGAAGGTGGTCGGGGTGTTTGAAACTGCAACAAGTGAACAGCCTGAGTATTCCTTAAAAAAGTATTATATTTCCCAGCACCCCCACCATTAATTGTGGAGGCACTTGTTGGGTTTCAAAGCCCGTGCTAGTAAATTAGACTATATATGTAAAAAATACAAGGTTGTGAAGATGCAAGATTAATTAAACGGTAGTTAATAGCCCCCTTTCTGGGGCTTTTTTATGTCCATATAAGTGTCGTATTTTTGCAGAAATATGCACCAATGCAATATCATTCATAGCCTAATAGCATTAGAAAGACACAATGCCAGCACTACAATACCGCCTCGATTAACCCATTTACCTATTAACCTATAAGCCTGTGAGGAGTCTTTGTAGTGCTGTTTGTTTGTTCTTTTGTTTTGTCGATGTTGTTCTTAATCGGTGCTGATGACCTTGGCCGATTCCCATCTGGGAAAACTTATTCCCACGTTTCCCATGTTTCCCATCTGGGAAAGAAAGGAAAGGTTAGTGACCACTAACCTTTGAGTGTCAGGATACCCCCCATATTCCCATGTTAGTGTCAAGATAAACGGAGTCAACCTGACACCGTGAAGCCCCAGAAACAGTGGGCTGTAGCGTGAGTGTCAGGTTATCCAAGTTATTTTTCAATTCATAAGGAAAATATAAATATAGGTATAAAAAGCCGTATAAGAGCCTATAAAAATCTCCAACCGAATTTTGTCGAATTTATCTTGGGAACCTGACACTTTTTGTTCAAACCCGCGCCACCACTGGGATAGCGAGTGCCAAGATAGCCGATTTTATCCTGACACTATCTTGGGAATCTTGGGAGCAAAAAAAAGCCCCACGGCTGTGAGGCTTTGAGGCTTTATCAAGAGGCGTTTTCAACTTGCCAACCATAATATTCTTTTGACCACTGCTCTGTTATCTGATTAATGCCCCAATCGTTGATAATTTCGTCTGGCGATTGATTATAGTCAAAGACAAAACTAAACCAAGCCACATATTCACCCCCCTGTTTCAAATAAATTACGCCAGACTCTACCGCTTCAACAGCATTTTTAGCTTCATTATATGATTGGCCTGAGTAATCTGTTTCACCTTCGCACTCAATTTCTACACTGTAGTCTTTTGACAATGCCCACTTAATTAAATGTAAATATGCCTTTTGCATAACGTATCCTCAAAATTTAGTGATGCCCCCCGCAGG